ATTGAGTCCGGCCACTCAATAGCATCGAGTATTTGATTTATACGGGTACCGGATAGGTCGCCTGCCGTCGCACCGGGGACTGTGGCTATTTGTGCGTTTTGTGCCAGTCTAAAAGCATCTACCGCCGCAATAGTTGTATAGGCAACCTCATCGGCATTAAGTGGGGTAGTAGTTGTATAGCTAGTAATAAAGCCTGAAAACAAAGGATAGGTAACGCCTGCGTAAGTAGCAGTTATTTGTACTTTACGCATTGGTACAAGTAAGTTGTAATACGGACCGCTTACATTTTGCGGGTTAAAGTCTCCGTTTTGATCCACAATACGCAGCGATAAATTGCCTGTTTGGAATTGGTCCGCCTGAGCGTTACGGCCTCGATCTATTTGTACGTTGTTTACTTGATTACTTACGTCCACAATAACACCGGCGCTATCGCCCAGCACGTTAGTACCTAAAATACCTTGGTCGATAATCATCGTTTGGGCAAAGTTTGGGCCCGTAGAAAAGTTAATAATGGCGTTAATTGTTGGTACAGTCATTAGATAGCACCCGCAAAAGTTGTCGAGTTACCGTAACGGTTGAGCTCTTGTATAGCGTTTTGGACTACTGAGGCTATTGCTTGATCTCCAATACCACTAGCGCTTATGTTGTAGTTGATAGTTGTTGCGTTGCCGCCTTGTCTAGCTAATTGTCCTAAGTGCTCATCGCCAAAGCCCATAAAATCGCTAAGAGAGTTAGCTGGTAAACCTGCGGCCGTATTGCCTGCAGACTCACCCATACGAGCAGAGCCGGCATTAAAGCCACCCATACCGACCATAGCCGTAACTATAGGTATTACCTTAGTCATCGCAATTAACGCCGCTAAAGCTGCATTAAGACTTGCTAGCCACGCATCAAAGGGATTAGGTACATCACTTAAGTTATATGCACTATCTCGCAACTGGCCCAGTAACGCGGCATCCTGAGTAATAAGAGCTGCAAACTTTGCAGCGCCTTGTATATTTCCCTCGTTAATAGCATCCTCTAGCTCGAGGATATTAGTCTTGAGGCGTATACGTACTTTATCCTCCTCGCTTTGCTTAGCCATAGCTGCAGCTGCAAGTTGGATACGGTCTAGATCAAATAATTTATTAGCTTGATTAAGAAAAGCAGAGGCTTTATCTAAAGCTAATTTTTTAGCGGCCTCCGCAGCTAGTTTTTTAGCATTGGCAAGTTGTAACTTTTGAGCAGCTGCTAAAGCCTTAGCTCTCTTAAGAGCCTCAGCCTCGGCCTCGGCGCGCATCTTTTCTACTGCGCTTAAACTGTTTTTAGTATTTTGTCCGGAGATAGACATAGGGGTAGTAAACGGCTGTGGCTTAATTCTTTGCGCAGCGCCTAAATCTCTTAATATGCCAGCCGGCGAGTATTTAATGCTCCACGCAATTAAGCGCCCTAAAGTGCCCCCTGAAATACTGGCATCGAGTTTACGTACCTCAGCTACAACAAGAGCCAAACCGTAAACGGTGTCTGCTATTGCTTGACCAAAATCGCCTATAGCCTTTGTCGCTGATCCTATTCCAGTATCGCCAGCAAGGACGGCAAAGCTATCTACAAGCCCTTTACCTACAGTCTCCTGTAAATTATCGTAAGCGACTTTAATAAGGCTTAACTTGCCAGCGTAGGTATCTAACTGGGCTGCGTTTTGTCCGCTAAATTGTTTATTTAATTTTTCTTGTAGGTCTGCAAAAGTAGCTGTTTGTAATTCAGCTTGAGTTAAACCGAGGTTATATTTTTTAAGTCCTCGAGTGTTGCCCACAAAGGCCTGTGATATATCCTGCGCAACTGTGACCAAGTTTTCGCCGCTGCCGGCTGCGACATCTATCGCAAGTCCTAATAACTCTTGCGATTTAGTAACGCTGCCGGTGGTGGTCAATAGTGCCTGCATAGCCGGCCTTAACTGACTATCGAGTACGCCGGAGCTGGCCTCAAGACTGGAGATATAACTGCGTACTCGCTGATCCTCAAAGGCTAAGTTTAAGTTACCAAGTGTGCGGGTAAGAGTGGCAGCAGCTTTATCATCTGCTAAAAATGCTTTAACGGATGCTTTGCCAAAACTAACAACGGCAGCTGCGGATAAGGTAGCCCCGAGTGTCCTACCCAGACTTTTAACGCTCTTATCAAAAGCGTTTACGTCTTTACGGGCTTTGCTTAAACCTTTGCCATCATACTCTGAGGCAACACTAAAAACTAAATTAGGTAGTGCCATTATGCGGCCCGTCCGTAACTACTCTTGTTGATTTTATTAAACTTTTCTATAGCTGTGGAGATAGCCGAGATAACCGCATCCTGCGCTTTGCCACGATCCTCGTAAGCTGCTCTAAAAATTAAGCGGCCGCGCTCCTTTTGCTTATCTCCGTAAAGAGGACCCATACGGTTAATAAAATGATTACCTGCATTAGGGTTATTAGACTTACTAGCTGGGTCTCCGCCCGGGTTTTTACGGCCTGCAGTTTCGTAAATTGAGCCGGCTGCTGACTGATTAGAAATAAAATACAAAGCTCTAAAACCCGCCTTGTTACGTTTGCTAGCAGGTTGAGAGTATTTGATACCTCTGACTACTTGACCGTGATTATACAAAGGAAATAATCTCGCTTGTCCGGTTGAGGGTGCACCTCTAAAAGAGGAGTTACGAGCTGTAATTTTTTTACCTACGCTGCCCTCTGCCCAGCCGTAAAGATTATCCGGTTGAGGGCTAGGCGCATACCCTCGAGCCTTATTGCGTAGCGGGATCATTACCCCGCGTATCTCTTTGTTCATTTCTTTCAGGAGGTCCGGGTCAAACTTGCGCATAGCTTTAACGGTGCTTAGCACCCCCTTTAGCTCTACGGGCATTTTCGGCCTCCTTTGCTTGATCGTTTAATACTTGTATTAAGTTCTTAAACATATTTACGTCTAGGTCTAACAAGTACTGGGGCGGGATATGGGTAGCAATAGCCAACTGCGCCACTAGATACCCAAAGCTCCCCCGCCCCACTACCCCAAAGGGAGATCGTCTAGTACCTCGACCTTAGACAAAGTATCTAAGAACTCGGGACCAAACACCGGTACAACCTCTCCACTTGCGCGGATGCACTCGTGAGCGAGGAAATACAGGTCAGTCTGCTTTTCGTCATCTCTAAACGCTTTCATAAAACCCTTTTTAGCGTACAGCTCAAAGGCATACTCGATACGTGGCGTAATCTGATGCTCCGATACGTTTCCGTCTGCCCTTGTTATTTTGAGTCGTGCCATTGTGTGCCCCTTTGTTTGTTATCAGGTAGTAGTAATTACGATAGGTGAATTACAAGTAAATGTAATGGACTGTGTAGCGATATCTCCTACAGCGCCGTTAATATCTGTGGTGTTATTTACCAAGATAGTAGTGCTGTATAGAGGGTTTGTCGCTGAGACTGCAGCGCTTGTTTGCTTAAGTGTTAGTGGCACTGTTGTACCCCACGCAGCTTGCAGCGTTGCGTTTACGTTTGCAGCTGCAGTATCGCTAAGGAAATCAAGCGTAATAGTGCTTGACTCTAAACCCTTAACAAACTTGTGGGCTGTATCGCCCATAGCTGTAACCTCTAGCTCGTCAAAGCTACGGTTAATTGTTGCGGCTGTACAGTGATCCGTCAGAACCACGCTATTGAGCGTGACTACTACGGTATTGCTGAGATAGATAGCCAATTTTATTCCTCTGTTTTCTCGATAGGTGTGGCTGTTGCTTTTGTCTCTTTCTTAGGTGCCTCGGTTATTTGACCGATTTTAATTAAGAAAGCGATATCCTCGGGTGTGTAGCTCATTGTTTACTCCCAACTAGTTAATACGCTGATACTGAAATCGGCCGTGAGGAGGTCTCCGCTTTGTACACTCAGTACTGAGGGAGCCGTCATACTGCCAATATTCATAACGATATTTGAGTTTGCTAATTTCTTAAAAACTGCGCAGGCCAGAGTTTCGATACCGTTAAGATTTCCACGGTTATCGAGCATCGGCACCGTCATAATAATTTTCAGGTTTGCTAAAGGTGAGATATTTAGGTTTGTATTATTGCTAGGTGTTAAATAACTTTCAGCAGGCGCGACGATAACGCTATTAGCTGTAATAGTTGGAGGCGGGAAATCGTAGGTATTCCACACGTTGTTATTCGCTAAAGCCGCTGCGATAGTCGCACGGAGCGTAGTTATTGGAGTAGGCATTATCCGACCATAGCCGCCGGGTTTGTGTAACCCGCGATAAGCCCGCGGATCTTGCCGATCATTGAGTTACCCATACGATAAGGGCTAGGGCTAAAACCGTCGATAGTTACGCCGCCTGTTTGGCTGACCTGACGGGCCTGAAATATATCGACTGCCAAAATCATAGCTGCCTCACGAACGGCAGGCGTTGTTGCGTAGGTACTTGTCTTTGTATCTGCTCCTACGGCTGAACCATAAGGCAATACACGGGAGAAATTAACGTTAGCGGCAGTCTTAGCAAACTGAATAAAACTATATCCGTTAGGCCAATTCCATACGTTTGTATTCCAGCTAATAGCAGGTATGAGATTAGTAGTGCCAGTGCTCCACGGAATAGTGCCGGTAATTGTGTAAGTGCCGTTAAAAGTGGCACCGCATCCGCTGAGGGTCACGCTCTGCCCAGTGCTAAATATTGCAGGGTTAGCGATCATTACAGTAGCTACGTTATTTTGTAACGTTGTGCCTACAACAGGGGCTGAGTCAAACCATAAAAACTGATTAAGTATATCCTGAGCAGACTGGCAACACTCCTCTATAACAGAGTCCGGATATAAATCGCCAATTCCTAAATTATCTCTAAGCTCTTGCTCGGTTACGTATGTCGCTGCCATTTGTCTACTCCTCTCTAAAACTATGGGCCGGTAGGGCTCAAAGGGCTAAGAGCCCTACCGACTGCTATAGGTATTTATCAGGTTAGGTTGTAACGAACCAAACCGTTAGGCATTTTGACGATAGTTGCCATAAAGCCGTAAATTGCAACCTGCACCTGCAAGTTAGATACGACGTTTACAGACATATACGCCTGTGGGCTGCGGTAAACGGTCATCGCCTCAGGCGCAACAATAAACGCTGAGTCGTCGATAGTTGTAGCTACCATTTGATGATCTACGTATAGGTCAAGGCCTAGTACGTTTCCGCGGATGCTTGTAGGTGTTGATAGACCGCCTGAGTTCATAGGTGCCGCTGCGTTGTAAATTGGGCGACCTGTTGAGTCTGTAGCTCCCATTAAGAGGCTCCACTGTGACGGACCGGCAATATAGTTACGTGCAAAGTAGCTTGTATTTTTGTAAATATTTGCTGACTCTGTTGATACGTAAGAAATAATACCTGCGCTTGTAGCTGCTACTGCAGTACCTTGTACGCCGCCTGCTACTACGTCTGCGATTACTGCAGCATCTGTAGCAAGAGAATAGGCACGTTGTAATTGGTTAGTCAATTCCGCATAAAAGTTTGGATCTGATCTCTCGAGGAGTTCCACGCTTAGCGTATTCATACCGGAGTACTTTTTAACTGTACCTGAGAGGTATTGAGTAACCATACCTGTGTTTTGTACAGCTCCAGCCTCAGCCTCAACTGTTACAACCGGTGCGGTACCGGCTTGACCGCCAGCACTAGTAACAAGTGACGGTACGCTGATAGTCATACCACTTTGTGGCAAAACTCCAGAGCTAAGTGCGTTAATCATAGGTGTATCGAAATTGGTATTTGATACAAACTCTGAGAGGTATTGAGTTGGATTAAATGCAGGGTTTGTAGAAAATGAATCATCTGCTGCAGTTACCCATAGCTTTGAGTCATCATTACCTAGAGCTGCTTTAATCTTGTGCTCTGTGTATGCAGCCATTGAGTTAATTGGTGTACGTACTCTTTGTGAGTCTAGTACTGACGGGCGAATAATCTTACGAGCGGCCTCGACCTTTTCAGCCTCGACCGGTGTATCTACCGGAGTTTCCTCAGGTGTATTTTCAGGGGCTGTAGTCACAGCATCCTCGCTTTCGGTTTCTGTTTCGGTTTCGATCTCTACGATAGTCGTAGAAATAGTTGTTGTTTTCTCTTTTGTACTTGTAGCTGCCTCAAGCGCTGCTCGAGCCGCTGCAATATCAGTAACGGAGGCGCTGCCAAAGGCGGCACTCTCGACGAGCGATACCTCTTTGAGGACCGCCGCCGTAACTAACAGGTAGTCACCCATTGGCTTAGAGGCAGTTACATCTACCCCTACGGATAAGCCGCTTACTAGGTTTTCCTGAGCTAATACGAGCGCATCCTGTCCCCGGGAACTGCTCGATAACTTAAAGGATCCGTAAACACCCTCCGGAGCTGTTCCCTCGCTAAATGAAATAGCGCGACCTACCGGCTTATCTTGTTGATGCTGCGATAAAAGTTTAATTTTAGATACATCCGGAATTGCAATAGAGCCGCGCTCAAACATAACAGGGCCAGCGCTTGTATGACCTATTTCGCCGTATGGTGCAACAAGTCCCGATATTACGCGGCGCTCTGTATCTGCAGCTTGTATTTCCTGACTAAACGTTAGTAGCACTTGGATCTCCTAGCGGTGTGAGTTGTTCCATTTGTCGAGCTTGTTGTACGTTAATTAAATCTAGGTTTAACATCTTTTCGATTACATCTAAACGCTCTTTAGCATCTGCACGTAAAAATGAGTCATCCACTGCAAACCGCACCTGATTAGCAGAATTAGTTATATCGTTCATAGATAAACGGTCCTCAATAGCAGAGATATAAGGCTGTAATGAATAAGCTACAAACTCTTTACGACCGTCGATAATATTTTGGTAAGTCATAGAGTTATTCATATCTGCAGAAATATAATAAGCCGGTACGTTCATAGCACGAGCGATTTCAGTAGCTAAGTATTGTGATGCCTCGTTATACATCATATCCTTAGGACTAAAGCCAACATTTTCTACGCTGAGAGTGCTCGTTAAATAAGCCGTACTACGCGAGGCGCGGCTAGATTTCCAAGCAGCTAACAAACCTTGTATTTGTGACTCAGGTAAATCTGCACCGTTATTTTTTAATACAGTTGTAGCCATTGGTGTAGCTGCGCTAACAGCTGCAGCGCGTTGTATATCGTAAGCCGCTTTAATTGTTGTACCTGCAGTTTGCAATACACCAGGAATTAAGGACTGAAAAGTAACAAGTGATCCAATACCACCCATAGGCGCTTTAATACCGTCTACGTAATAATCTTGCACCTCAGTACCAAACTTATCGGTAGTGTAAGTAACACGATTATTAGCAACCCACTCAAACCCGCTCGGCCTGCCGTCGTCCGCATACAAAGAGGTACAGCGCCAATAACTGACCCCGTAAAATATTAGCGAGTCAACCGTTGCACTTATCGTAACGCTACGAGGCTGACGTATATCCGGTTGTTCTAACCAAACAGGAGAGCCTAATTTTTCTCCAGTAGATTTTTTATACAGTGCTAAGTCGATACTCGAAATTACGCCGGCAATTAAATTACGGCAACGCATAACGCTAGCAACTTGTAAAGCGAAATTACGATCTATACCAACGCCGTTATATCCGTAAGCGGAGTTAGTATTAAATGATCCATAACCGTAAGTAGTGTCCATTACGGCAGGTGCATACTGCGCCTCGATAGCGGGCTTTTCAGCTCTCTTAATGCCAAAGGTTTCTAGTAATCCCATAAGAGGGATTTTCCCAATTAGTCAAGCATTTTGCAGGTTTTCGTGTCCGTGTCTAACTGTAAACTTTAACCTCACCTACGGGCTGATTTAGGATATGAACTACAAAACTTAAACCGATAGCGGCATCCACTGGGCCTGCAGACTTACGGCGAATAATGCGCCAAGAGGCATCCGATACCTTAGCTGCGCAATTAGCCATACTTTCGACTAACTCATTTTGGCCACTATGGACTAATCGCTTATTTACAAGGGCATCGTATAGATCACCGCAGGCCTGATAGGCAGTCTGCCCGGATATATCTTGCATCGCTACGCCGGATATCTCAAGGCGTTTAGCTATTGAGGCGGTGGTGTACTTGTCGTAACACACGGTCCGCGGATAGTAGATATTGGTCCAGTGTTTAATGCGCTGAGCTATAAACAAGTCATCTACGGCCACGTCGTTATGAAATACCTCAAGGACTGCAACGCCTATACGCCCGTCCGGCATTACTTGGCCCATTACTAAACTCGCATCGCGCCTGCTCGGGCTTACGTCAAAACCAAAGATAGTAAGAGGGCCCGGGTTGAGCTGTAACGTTTTATCGCCGGACTCCTCGACACTCATATAAGGCCACGGACTTGCAAGGCTTGAGATCCACGTGCAAAGGGTCTCGGTGCGAGTAGTCTCAATAGGCGAGGTAGCTATTGACTCCTCTATAGCCTCCTCCGTAATTGTGTATCCCATAGCCGGGTTAGCTTGAGCCCACGCTTTACGATCCGTAATTTTGGCAAACTGCTCAGCTGAGTACTCGTAAAAGCCAAACGTCTGCGGTGGAAAACTTAAAGCTCTTTCGCGTAAGTCATTGAGCACGGTACTAAAGGCATCACCGGCGTTAGAGGTAAGTAGCGTTTGAGCATTAGGCCGCGCACGTGTTACCGGCATCGCAGCTCTATAGCCCTCCTCGCTAATTTCGCGGACCTCATCTATGTAAAGCAGGTCTGCAGTACGACCACGTGAGCCGTCTCGTGTAGCTGCAACAACATCGAGGCGAGCGCCGTTAATAAGCTCTATCGACTCAGTGCCGTTTGCAAAACGTATCTGCTTAGTCTGCTTACTCAGGGAGTCCGAGCCCTCGATAGCGTAGGCAACCTGCCTAAAGGTCTCAAGTGCCATAGATCTATTAGAGCTCATAATTACAACATTTTTAGAGCCAAAGAGAAATAGGTGCCCCAGCATTAACATACGCGCTAAATGAGTTTTACCGTTTTGACGGGCACACAGTACGAGATTAGTTTTTCGGATAAACATTTCCTGATCGTCTACGGTACAAATATCGTTAAGTACAAACTCCTGCCACGGCAATAACGGCAACTCAAGACTCGTAGCTAAATCTGCTATCTCTTTACCTCGTGTAGGTCCTTTGAGAAATGGCGTATGTAATCGCGGCTCAGTAGCCCCCTGCAGTGGCGTTTTAGTTTTGGTCATATCCCTATCAACTCTGTTTAGTTTGGCCCACACACGGACCGGCAGGGACCGTACTGGACTGTCTCGGGGAGATTTTGCTCCT